ATTGGGTCTAACCGCCATTCGGGATACTTGTAGTAAGTAAACATGTCTGTAAACGTTACGTCATAATCGTTTTTTTGCACCGCTTTCTTTCCATATTCGAATACGGCATCTGTGTAAAAGTGGTCGGTGGCTAACAATACAAAATGACTACAATTCAACTCACTTGCTTTGCGTAACATTAAGTTATGTTTATCTCTTTCGTTTTCTTTCGTGTTACCTGGTAAAGTTGGCTCAAAGTAGACTAAATGCACATCTTTAAGATTCCTTACAAATCGCTCAACTATCGGGTTAAACTCTCCCTTATTGCTTACATCTTGCCAACAAATTACAATCTCATCAACTTGATTGCGTAAGTTTTCTACGCACGATGGTAATAGTTCTAACCCGTTATATACCGTTATTAACCCCGCTATTTTCATAAAGTTTCTTTTTCCTTTCGTTTACTCCAATAACACGATTAACACCAACCACTTTTGCAAATTCCTGAACATCTTTAGTTATACTCGCACCCATTCCAATCATCGCACCTTTGCCGATTGCTTTGCGTTGATGGATTTCAGCGTTTAATCCGATATTTGCATGTTCTTCTATAACACAAAAACCGCCGATATTAGCACCGCTCGAAATAGTTACATTATCGTGTATCACGCAATCATGCCCGATATGAGCTTTAGTCATTATGTAACAATCATCACCTATCTCTGTATCTAAAACGTTACCTCTATCAATAGTCACGTGATGGTTTATTAAGTTGTTGTCACCAATTATAATAGTTTTTGTGAACTCCTTTTCTCGCTTCGTTTCTCCGTCACCACCAATAACCGCATAACACCCGATTGTGTTATTATTCCCTATTGATACATCACTGAATATAACCGCTCCAGCGTGAATAGTGTTGTTTTCACCAATGATTACTGAATCGCTAACCTGAGCAGTCCAATGTATTTTGTTACCTTTTGAATCTTTCTTATACATATTAGAAATTTATTATTTCGTTTATTTCGTTTGCGGGAAAATTCCCAATCATTACTTGCTTTGCATTAATTGGTTCTGAGTTAGGAAATTTAGTGAATTTCGTAACATTCGCCTTAGTCTTTAAGTCGATAACTCTATATCTATCCTCGCATTTTGCTTTTAGTATCTTGAATTTTCCGTTTATTTTTTGCCACATCTGATAGTCTACTGAGTGGTGCTGATTATCCCATACTTTCCAATCCAAACGCTCTAATAAATCCCTTGACAGACAACGCCACGCACCGATTGGCTCTCCTCTTCGCTCGTTGTTATAACCTTTCCAATGCCTCATGTTTTTGTTTTCCAAGTCGTAAAAGTAACAATCTAAAAAACCAATGAAATCATAACCTTTATTTAATGCAGAATTGTATAAATCAACAACACTATTCGAAAGAATATCGTCACTTCCTAGCATTATACAAGCATCGAAATCTAACTCACGTGCTTTCTGTAATCCTGCTTGTAATTTCCCGCCTAAAGGATTGTTTTTATGGTTAGTGTAAGTATAACCTAACTCCTCACAAATATTTTTATCCGACTGACTACTACCAACCGCAACAACGGTAATATCAAATTCGCTTTGCAGTCGCTTAACACACTTATCGAACAACCTTAAAACGTTATACCTTCCATGTACGGGGACTAATATTGCGAATTTATGAGTCATACGTGCTTTGTTTCGTGTTATATATGCTTTATTTCGTGTTATATGTGTTTTACTTTTATCTTTTCTATGTAACAAAAAACTGGGAATAATCGCTCAAAAATGAACGGGTGAAACGTGTAATAAGGCTTACCGAATATTGATAAACACCTTTCAGGACCTGCTTTACCTTTACTAATGTAATTTGAATCTTCAAAACACAACGTGCGTAACTCCATGTCCGATTCAACTGAGAACATAACGGGCAAAAGGTAGTCCTTACAATACTTCTCAAATACTTCTTTACTCGCTATCCAATGGTTAGAAAATATCGGCTCCATTAATATCGACTTATCACGAAAATCAACATCCCACTCCATTTCCTTTCCAATCTTTTCGTAAATCTCAATAAAACCTTTGTGCCAAGTTTCAGCCTGATGAACGACATTTACTTTTGGGTTAGAATCAAAGAAACTATACACTTCCGAATTATAACCGTCTGCTTCCATTTTACGCAAAATGAAATCACTCGATTTCTTTATCTTACTATAAAATTTGTGAGAAACAACGCCATAGTAATCGGAATTAATCCAATCATCCGTTGCGTACAAATCAGCAATAACTCCGCTTTCCAAGAAATGGTCTGCTTGTTCGTTATAATAAGGCTCAAAATCTTTAGTCTGAGCCATTCCGAACAATCTTTGCTTATTGTCAAAATAAATCTGCCTTACCCTTACTTTTCTACTTGGCATAATAAAGAGCCTAAACCTAAATCAATAAGTATCTCTGCTATTCTTTGGTCATTATCCAAGTCATCTTGAGTTACTTCTTGTCTACCTATCAAAACACGTCTATTTGGGTTTTTAAATTCCCATTTTTTTGCTTTTTTCGGGACAATCTTCTTTTTTGATTTCCGCCCTTTATTTTCTTGAAAATTAGTGTACTCCGTCATATTCTGTGATTTTACCCCAATATACAAAAAAAGAGGGTAATTACACCCTCTTCTCTTGTTACGATAAACGTTAATCTCCCTATTACAATAAATAACCAGCTAAAGTAGCATCACTTGTTGTTTCGTTAGTGTCCAAGAATTGTTTCACTTTTCCACGATTCACACCCGAGAAAGTCAACACATCCCCAGTATCATCACCAGGTGCTGCACCCGAACCTTTCGTTTGCTCAGACAATTCAACCCCATCAGTTTCACCGATTACGTGCCATTTACCGTTTTTGTCCTTAACAACAAACACTAAAGAAGTACCAACCATATCATTGATTGCGTTACGTACCGCCGTTGTGTTATCAATCGTTCTGAACGATAAAGAAACGTTATAGTAATACCCTGAATTGGCGTTTACCTGAAGTTCCTCACTCCATGAAGCGGTGTCTTTGTGAACTGTTACCGCGTAAAGCCCTTTGTACGTATCAAAAGTGATACCGTCAATTTCTCCAGTTACCGACGAAGTAAATGCGCTAATCTCTGATTTGTTAGCAACATAAATCTTGTCTTTCTCGATTCCAGGAACGTTGAACGTATTATCACAACTTGGACCCGTCCAACCTGCTGTTATTACACATTCTGCCATATCTAATGTTTTATATAAAGGGGGCTTTTACACCCCCTTAGTTAATTAATAGTTATCTACTGCAATCTCTCCAGGGAAATGTAAAGCAACACCCATCGCTAATCGAGCCTTAACTCTTACGTTTTCCATGTCCTGATCCATATACACCATGAAATCATCCTCTTCACCTTCAACGTCAACCGCTAAGATAAGGTTTGATTTCTTAGTAAGAACTAACTTGTCAGTTCCGTTTAATCCTGGTACACCAACAATCTCGATGTTAGTCCCGTCAACAAATCTCTTTTCGAATCCGTTGTTGTAAACTACTGCACCGTGAGTGTTCCTGTAAGCTCTCTCGTAAGTTTTCTTTTTGTCATCTCCCATTAAAACTACCCATTCGTCAGTTTCAATAGTAGAGTAAGCATCTACACCTAAGTTAGCATATAACGCCTCAACTGCTGCGATAATGTTCGAAGTAGTTAACGTACCCGTAGAACCTTCGTAAGCTAAGTTTCCAGTCTCGTCTGCGATTAACTTGTTTAACCCATTCACTAAATCTAAAGAAGAAATAGAGTTTGGAGCAGTTGATTTATTACCTTTCCATAAAAGTAATTCAATCATCTTTTTAGTCTTAGCAGAAAGTTGAGAAAGTAACCCTGCTTCAACTGGCGCAAGTCCTTCATATTCTTGACCTGCTGGTAAGATTTGACGAGTGAATTTTGCCTCTAAATCTCTGATACAATACTGAGTATTAATTTTCAAAGATTCAACCGTGATTGAACGTTGCTTGATGTCTAGGTTTCCTGATGCGTTAAATCCGCAAGAAGAACCATCTTGGAATAAATCGTAATCGTGGTCAAATTCAGGTAACTTGTGAGTTCCTGGCTTGAAACCAACTAATACGTTCATAAGTCCAGCAGTCTTAGACTGCATAACTGATTTTGCGAAGAAGTCCGACGCATGTTCAGTTGTGTAATTTGATAATGCTGTTAAATCAAATGCCATTTTGTTTCTTTTTTATTGTTAATTATTTTTTGTTTTTCGCCTCTCTAATTGAGTCAGCAAAGCTTTTCTTTGCCTTTGGCTCGTTTTCTCCTTCTTTTCCTTGGTTGTTTAAATCTTCACCGATTTCTTCAGAAAGTTTAGCGTTCAATTCTTCGATTTTAGCGTTAAGAGTAGTAATCTCCTCATCTTTCGATGCGATAACCTCTTCTTTTGCTTCAACTTCTTTTTGCTTGTCTGCAACAGCAACCGCATTAGCTTCTTTTTCAGCTTTCAACGCATTGTAAGCTTCTTCTAAAGTAATCTCTTGTTCTTTCAAAGTCGCTTGAAAATCATCGTTTGACTCTTTCAACGCTTTAACTTCTGCAGTTAATTCAGCGTAACGCTCGTTTAACTCGTTGTTTTTATCCTCACCGTTCAATAAGTTCTTAATCTTATCTAGGATAGAGTGATTTTCCTCTTTTGCCATTATTAATTCTTTTGGTTTATTTTTAAATTGATTGATTATATCAGTTGTTGCCATTGCAGCGACTTTAACACCCTCGGTTAATTCATCTGCGAAACCATACTCAACCGCTTCACTTCCCGTCAACCATGTTTCGTCGTCCATTAATGCGGTTATGCGCTCTCTATCTAGGTTACTATTCTTTTCGTAAATAGATAAGATTGTTTCTTTGATTTTATCTAACGTGTCCGCTTGTTTTCTCATATCATCTGCTTCACCCATAGCAATAGACCAAGGGTTGTGAATCATGAAAAATGCTGATTCGGATATTTGCAACTTATCAGCACCCAAAGCAATAACCGTTGCGATACTTGCGGATAATGAATTGATTTTAACCGTAGTTGGATTTTCCAACCCTTTCAAGTAGTTGTAAATCTCGATTCCTTCGAAAACAGAACCGCCAGGAGAATTGATATTCACGATAATCTCTTCCGAAGTATTGCTAATCAACTCACTTACTTCATCTTTGAACTCCTTAGCGTAAACACCCCAACCACCAATCTCATCGAATAAGTCGATTTCAACAGCGTTTTGAGTCCTTATAGCGTTATACCATCTATTCATGCGAATAAATATATAACAGTTGATTAGGTTATCTTTTTATTGCTTTTACGAAAATACTTGACACCACTTATAAATAGATGAAGGACTCACACCATGTTTAGCTGAAAGTTCGTTATGAATGGCGTGATTACTAGTGTTAGGTTGTTGTTTTTTTAACTCTAGAAACTCCTTATATATAAGGTAAGCGTTAACATTACTTACATCAATAAGACCTAAATCGAATAACTTATCAATTACAGGCTTATCAATCTTAAGGTACAAGGCTATTTCTTTTCTCATTCGTTAAAGAGTTGATACATTTTCTATTTCCGTTATTCTAGCCTGAGCTTCATTGATTTCCACAACGCTAACCGTTGGCTTAAAGTTAATGCTTTTTAGCGAATCTACAACATCAGAAGTGGTTACATTCGGAGTGGTTATTGTATTAGGTATTCCGTTGCTTATTATTCCGCCACGTTCGAATTTCTCACCATTACCACCGTATGAGTTAATAGCGGATAAGATAGGTGCAAATAACGCTGTGTTTTTCTTATTAATTATCGCTTCGCCTCCCTCAGCTTCAACCATTCCACCACTAGCCATTTTCACGGGAACGCCTCCTTCTGCGTGTGATTTACCTTGAATTATCCCTCCTTTTTGGAATTTTTGAGAGTTAATCGTTGCTATTTGAGCTGCGCCACTAGCTATCGCACCAGCTATTTGGATAGCACTTGCCGTTGCACCAGCTATACCAAACGAGAATATGTTACCTGGTTGAGTTGGTGACGTGTTTGTCGCTAGGATATTCTTAATCTGTAAAGCTGTATTGATAGCTATTTCAGCTTTTGCGAATTTCTTTATAAGTTTTGCGTTTTTTTCTCGGGCTTTATCCGTTGAAGCTAATAACGATGCTATACTTCCAGCTAGATTAGCGGAAGATGAAAGTATTTGATTATCAATCTCAGTTCTTTTTATGGCTTCCAAACGCCTTCTTTCTGTCGCTTCTTGCTCTAACATTGCCTCACTATCGGCTACTTCTTGAGATTTTTCTAGCCTTTCTTTCTGTAAATCAGCTAATATTTTATTAACCTCAGTGTTAAATTGAACAATTGCTGAGTCCTTAGGGTCAACACCTACTATTTGTCTTGTAGGGTCGGTTGGTTCTCCATCTTCGTTTTGCGCTTCTTGTTCATCTTGAGCTAAAGTTTTATTTAATTCATCAACGGAACTTTTGGCTTGATCTATTAAGCTTTTATACAGCTTAATGAAGGCTTGTGTATTTTCACCAGTCTTATCTAAAGCAAACTTATTAGTTTTTTCAATGTTCGCTACATCATTATTCCACTCTTGTATAGTTTCCCTTAAAGACTCAATGTTTTTTTGTTCTATTTGAAAAGATAAGGACTCTTCAAGCGTTCTTTTTAATGACAATAAATTAGCCTTTGTTTTTTGACTCTCTTCTGTTTCAACACCTAATATATCAGGTGTAGGTATTCCGAAAAGCGTGCTTTCTGAATCAAAACCTAAGTCATCTAATAATTGAGTCTGTTTCCTGAAATCCGTTATTTCATTTGTTTCATCAGTG